GCGACTGTATCATTTAGTTATTTAATATATGACTTTGCGAACATAGGGTCATCTACAACAACAGTAACATCATCTTAAACTTAAAATAAGTTTTTAGTGGGTTACTATATATTATGGAGATATTATGGATTTAGAACAATTACAAGACTTGGCTGACAAGAAACTAAAGATTAACGATATAGAATTAGATTTAGAATCGTTAAAAACACCTCAATTACACAATGAGTTTATGAAACACTTAACAAAGTTTAAGTTGTTATTAAGTAAAGCTCAGGTAGAATACTACACACAAAGAAAACAAAAGTGGGAATACTATACAGGTAAAGCGCCACAAGAAGTATATGCTCTTAAACCTTTCAACTTAAAGTTATTAAAGACAGATGTTGATAAGTACCTAGACTCTGATCCTGAATTAGCCAAGTATAAACAAAAAGTAGATTACATTCAAACAGTTATAGATTTTTTAGACAGAACAATCAAACAAATATCTAATCGTGGTTTTCAAATAAAGAACGCAATTGACTGGCGTAAGTTTACATCTGGCGCAATCTAATGTTTTTGAATACACCATATTATATTAAAGAAGAAGCCTTTTCTAAATCGTTTTGTGAAGGAGTAATTACACAAGGAGATAACCAAGAGAAGACAGAGGCAGTTATTGCTGATGGTGATAACAATAATAGAAAGTCAAATATTACTTGGTTAAAGAACGACAACCTTACAGAACAACTAACACTCATTGTTAATGAAGTAAACACAAATACTGATTGGAACTTTCTATTAAAAGAGTTTGAACCATTACAATATTCAGTTTATAATATAGACGATCATTATGATTGGCATATTGATAGCCATAGTAGAACATATGATAATGGTCTTATTAGAAAATTAAGTTTTACATTATTTTTAAACGAAGATTACGAGGGTGGTGATTTTAGAATATGTGAACCACACCCTAACCCATTAAAACATTCAGAACAATTATTTAAACCTAAAACAGGATCAATGGTTATCTTTCCTAGTCATAAATGGCACAAGGTAGATAAAGTCACAAGTGGCATTAGAAAGACATTGGTTGGTTGGATTGTAGGAACACCTTTTGTATAATGACAACAACTAGATACATAATCATAGATAAAGTAAACGAAGTATATCTAAAGATAGAAGCTGAGGCTGATATTCGTAGAGAACTTGGTGAGTATTTTACATTTGAAGTACCAGGTTATAAGTTTATGCCAGCATATCAGAATAGAGTTTGGGACGGCAAGATCAGATTATTCTCTTATGCAACTGGTAAGATATATGCTGGTCTCTATCTTTATATAAAGAATTGGTGTAAAGAAAACAATATACATGTAGTTGATGGAACAAAGATTAAAGAGAAGACAGTTGATGATAGTAAGATTGATGAACTAATCAAAGCTCTTAAACTACCATATGAAGTTAGAGATTATCAAAGAGAAGCTTTTAAGTATTCTGTTGAGAAAGATAGATGTTTATTAGTATCTCCTACAGCCAGTGGTAAATCTCTCATAATCTATCTTATGTTAATATATAATCTATTACGACTTAAAGATACTAAACAAGACAAGATCCTTGTTATAGTGCCCACTACATCGCTTGTAGAGCAGTTATTTAAAGACTTTAAGGACTATGGTTATAATAGTGAAAGAAATGTACATAGGATATATTCTGGACATGAAAAAGAAACTAATAAGAGAGTTATCATATCCACTTGGCAGTCTGTATATAATTTACCAAAGAAATGGTCTAATCAATTTGGTATGATTATCGGTGATGAAGCTCATCTATTCAAAGCTGTGTCACTCACAAAATTAATGACAAAATTAGAAAAGACCAAATACCGAGTCGGTTTAACAGGAACTTTAGATGGAAGTAAAACACACAAATTGGTATTAGAGGGTTTGTTTGGTGCTGTGAATAAAGTAGTATCAACAAGTGAGTTAATGGAAAAGGGTAAACTAGCACAACTAAAAATTATGTGTTTAGTATTACAACATGATCAAACTGCTAGACACTTTTTAAAAGATAAGACTTACCAAGAAGAAATGGATTACTTGGTGTCAAATGAGAAAAGAAATAAATATATAAGAAACTTGGCGACTTCACTAAATGGTAACACACTATGCCTATTTCAATATGTAGAAAAACACGGAAAGAACTTATATGAATCTATACGAGAACGAGCAACCGACAAACAAGTCTTCTATGTCCACGGAGGAGTTGACACAGAACAAAGAGAAAAGATTAGAGAGATTACCGAGGGATCTGACAACGCCATTATTGTTGCTAGTTACGGCACTTTTTCAACCGGAATTAATATACGGAATTTGCATAACATTATTTTTGCTAGTCCTTCTAAATCTAGGATAAGAAATCTGCAGAGTATTGGTAGAGGATTAAGACTTAAAGATGATAATGGCACTGCGACACTATATGATCTCAGCGATGACATTAGTTACAATGGTAAAGAGAACTATACATTACATCACTTTAAAGAAAGAATAAATATATACAATGGCGAGGACTTTAATTACGAAATTCATAACGTAGAACTAACTAATGGAAGCAAAAATGGAAAAACAACCAATTAAGATTATCAAGTTAATTAATGGTGATGATATAGTTTGTTCGTTACCACTGACACAACTTGGAGAGAAGTCTCCTTTGTTAAGATTAAATAGACCTCTACAAGTAAAGTATATTCCACAGTTTACAGCTCAGGGTTTAAAAGACTATGTAGCTTTAATAAAGTGGTCTCCTTATACTAGAGACGCAGTTTTAACTATTCCAAAAGATAAGATACTGACTATTGTAAATGCTAATCCTGATATGTGTAAATCTTATACGCATGTTGTTTTAGGATATGATAAGTCGGAGCCTATAGGTAATAAAGAAGCCTCGACTGTATTTAAAAGAGAAAGATTAAGTGACGAAGATAATGATAAAGTTAATGAGATATTTGAAGAAGATGAATTTGATGATTATGATATTCCTGCTAAGACGCTACACTAATAGACTCTATTCCTCTGATCGCTCAACAAGCTCATTGTAACACAAAGTTATGAAAAAGTCAACGCTGATACAAGGCAAAATAAATATAATTGAGCTCGCTTAAAACATTGACATTTATAAAGAAAGGTGATATATTAAGAACATGAGTAAAGCAAAAAAAGAACATTACGTTAATAATAAAGAATTTCTAGCGGCTATGACTGTGTATAGAAAAAGTGTAAGAAAAGCCGAAAGAGAGAAAAAAGATAAACCAATGGTTAGTGATTATATTGGTACTTGTTTTCTAAAGATAGCAAATCACTTATCATATAGACCTAACTTCATAAATTATACATTTAGAGACGACATGGTTAGTGATGGTATTGAAAACTGTCTACAATACTTGGACAACTTCAATCCAGCTAAGTCAAGTAACCCTTTCGCATACTTTACACAAATAATCTATTACGCATTCATAAGAAGAATACAAAAAGAGAAGAAACAAACTACTATTAAACATAGACTTATTATGGATAGTAATTATGATGATGTAGCTCTACAACCAGGTGATGACGCTGAATTTAAGAATCAGTTTAGAGAGTTTTTACAAAAGAATTTAAACATGGAAGACTCTGTTCCTAAGAAAGTTGAAAAGAAAGTTAAAAAAACAAGAGTAAGAAAATCTACATCTAAACTATTCTAAATTATGAAAATAGCCCTACTGAACGATACGCATTTCGGTGCGAGAAACGATAGTTCCGCATTTCTGGATTACTTCATGCGATTCTATAATGAGATATTTTTTCCATATCTAAAAGAGAATAACATAACAACACTTATTCATTTAGGTGATGTGGTAGATAGAAGAAAGTTTATCAACTTCAAAACAGCTCATACATTTAGAGAAGACTTTATGCATAGATTGTATAGAGAAGGTATTGATACTCATATCATATTAGGTAACCACGATACATACTTTAAGAATACAAACGAAGTAAATGCTATCAAAGAACTATGCTCAACATTTGATGGAGTAAAAGAACCATGGATATATGAGAAAGCAACTACTGTAAATTTTGGGGGAACTGACATTTGTTTAATACCTTGGATATGTGATGATAACCATAACCACTCTATTAATGAAATAGAAACAAGTAATGCTCAAATCGCT